TGCCCGCCCAGGTTGTGTTAGAATCCATCACCCCCGCAGCTTTCGCAGACTTCGTCGCGCTCGACGTGAAAGCCGCCGTGTTCGTGATCTACGACGGAACGCGTGACTTGGGTCACGCCGAGACCATCGCAGTCTGGACACTTGGCGTGGTCTGGAACGGGAAGCGTCAACGCTTCCCGCAACTTCGCCAACTCCTGTGCCAGCATGTTGATATCCATTCACGCTGCCTCCTTCACAAGACGGTAGCCGCCGCCGTCGCGCACGGACCGTGATTCGATCTTAATATTGTGCTGGGTCCGCAGCACGTAGATGTGCTGATGGATCGCGTTCTTGTTGATCCGCTTGCCTGTCGCCCGACGCACAGCCGTGATCAGGTTGCTGGTCGACACGTACTTGTTGCCGCCCTGCATTAACCGATCAAACACTGCTGCCGGAAGCCGCGCCATCTTCCGCGCACCGGCGGTCGCAACTGTCCGTGTCATGGCGGTGGGTGCCATGACCTTCTGCACATGCTGCTTGGCTGCGGCAGTCTTGTCGGCTGCCGCAAAGATGTCCGCCCACTCGGCGGCTGCTGGTAAGTCCAGCGTGATGGTGACAGGAATATTAATCTTAGGCATGTCTAAATCTCCTTTTGACTAGACAGGTGTCAGGGCGTTATTGCCCATTACTCGACGTTACCACTTATATGTAACCATCACAAGAGATTTGTTGCTCACTTTGAGCGGGGGTTACTGTTGCGCGCCAGCAACACACCTCGGATAAAGTTGACCCCCCACCCCCTTTTTTGCTTGACCTGCGGCCTGCGCGCACAACAATATATAGCGTTGATAATTTCGATGGCCCGTAATATCGTTCGAGCATGACGGGTAACTTAGACCTCCTCCCTGAAGAAGTTCTGAAAGAGATGCTGCTCCTCGAAGAGCAGCGTCAACGTCTTGAGGTGCGCGACGTAGCTCAAGAAAAATTTATGTCATACGTGCAGCACGTGTATGACGGCTTCATTGTCGGGCGGCACCACAAAATCATTTCTGAAAAACTCGAACGCATCGCATCGGGTGACTTGAAGCGTTTGATAGTCAACATGCCGCCGCGACATTCGAAGTCAGAGTTTGCCTCCTACCTCATGCCCTCGTGGTTCCTTGGCAGAAATCCCAAGTTAAAAATCATTCAGGCTACAATGAACACCGAACTTGCTGTAAGATTTGGCCGCAAGGTCAGGGATCTTATCGCGGATCCGTTGTATCATGAGATTTTCCCCGATACCGACCTTAAACAGGACAGCCAAGCAGCCGGTCGGTGGGAGACCAGCGCGGGCGGGGAATATTTTGCAGCCGGGGTGGGTGCTGCAATGACGGGTCGCGGCGCGGACCTTCTTATCATTGACGATCCGCACTCGGAGCAGGACGCGTTATCGTCGTCTGCCTATGACAATACTTACGAGTGGTACACATCTGGCCCGCGTCAGCGTCTTCAGCCGGGTGGTGCCATTATCATTGTCCAGACACGCTGGTCCAAAAAGGATTTGACGGGCAGGTTACTGCAAGCGCAGGCGGCTGACATGATGGCCGACCAGTGGGAGGTGGTCGAGTTTCCTGCGATCATGCCGTCGGGGGAACCACTCTGGCCTGAATTCTGGAAAAAAGACGAGCTTCTGAAGGTGAAAGCCTCGCTGTCGCTGGGCAAGTGGAATGCTCAGTGGCAACAGAATCCTGTATCCGAGGAGACCGCTGTCATCAAGCGGGAGTGGTGGAACGAGTGGACGGAAGAAGATATCCCGCAACTTGATTACATTATTCAGTCTTACGATACGGCGTACTCCAAGAAAGAGACCGCTGACTACTCTGCCATCACAACGTGGGGCGTGTTCGAGCCACATGCGAATGGTGAGCAGCATCTAATTATGCTGGATGCCAAGCGTGGTCGGTGGAACTTCCCGGAGTTGAAACAGATTGCCATCGAGGAGAATGAATACTGGGAGCCGGACAT